TGCTATAACTATTTGGAATACAGTTTAATTACATATATATTTGCTATAAGAATATTGATAGAAACAACTATAAATAATAACTNTTTTATTAGACTACTTTAGGCTTTATTTTAATTCAAAATCTGGTATTTGAGTGATACAATTTTCTTAAAAATCAACTATAAATAAGCATATATTCAATATTATAAATTTGTGCTATAACTATTTGGAATACAGTTTAATTACATATATATTTGCTATAAGAATATTGATAGAAACAACTATAAATAATAACTATAATATGCCTACTTTATAGAAAGCTTCTAAAATTTATCATAACAGATAGGTAAATAAGGAATAGAGAACTAATATTTATTAGAGTAAATAGTGGAAAGAGTTAAGACTATCTTATATAATGTAGCATCCACTTTGTGAAATATGCTTAGCTTTAGGTAAGACTACTCCAGCAGAAGATATACATCATAAGGATAGCTTTCTAAACTACTCTGGAAATATGAGATTAAAAGTAGCTTATGATTATAATAATCTTATAGCTTTATGTAAATAGCATCATTCTTATTTACATAGAAACGGAACAACACACGGACTAAATTTAGATGCTGTTGTTAAAGAATTATCTCCTATGGTGTAATAGTAGCACAACTTTCTCTAAAAGAGTGAGATTCTGGGCGGAACAGAATGGGAGGACTAAACTTATTAAATAGATTGAAATATGAGAATAGACAAATTTATAAAAACTAATGATACGAAGGTAGAACAGCTTACTAAAATGATGGCTGAAACCATAGTTAATGCAGAAGGTATAGCTAATTTAGCTTACTTATGGGATTTAGAAGATAGTCAGATTTATTTAGATTATTAGGACAAATTAAACCAGTTATCAGTAGAAAGGAAAAAACAATAATGAGTAATTTTAAACTACCTACTGGACTAAATAAGGAAACTAGGGATTATATGAAAGATGTAATTTCTCACCTTACAGAAGCTGGAGTAATGGAAAATGTAGATACTGCTGCTTTAAATATGCTAGCTAGATGTTATGATACTTTTGTATTAGCTAGTAAGCAATTAGAAACAGACGGCTTAACTGTTAGAAGTGATAGGGGTAATATATCAGAGCATCCATTAGTAAAAGTTAGAAAGGATGCCATTACACAATCAATTAAGATAATGACAGAATTTGG